ATCTTCATTTTGAATTGCTCTTGAATATGCTATAATATCGCACATTCTTGAAACTATATTACGAGCTTTACTTCCTAATGTTGGAACAATCTGATTAAATTCATTACCTTGTTCATCTTTAAAAGTTTTATCAGCCGCATGACTAATTAAAACTAGACCATAGTCCATCTGAACAATACTTCTCAAACATTCATCAAATTCTTTAGCTACCATTGTATATCCCTTACCATAAGGAATATCTCCAACTGCGTCTACACCAAAACTGCCGTCTCCACGAGGAGCATTTGCACAAATATATTTCTCACAATCATCATATGCAATATCCGCAGTATCAATAATTATAGTTTCGTACATCGCCTTAACATTTTCATCTTTAAGTTGTCTTAAAACCTTTTTAAATTCAGACCAAGAATTAATAGGTTGAGCCATCGCACCTGGAATTGCGTTATATCCTTTTTCAAAGGCTAATAACAAATGCCTAGGAAATTTAGTGGCTATTGTGGTTTTACCCAATTAGTTATTAACTGTAAGTTTTTTATCTTACACTCTGGAGATTACTCTCATTTTCATCGACTGGTTATTTCCAATCCAGTTTAGCGTACCTTCTCTTCCTTATTTAAGGAAGTCGCAGACTCTTGGCTTTACTATATTCTATTATTTTGTTTCTTCCATTCTATATATTTATTATATTTTCTTTGAAGATAAAAACTATTTGTTTTATTCATAATTTGATACATAGAATCTAAAATTTGTATAACATCTTTAGTCGAATAAGTTAAAGTATAATAATTCTCTCTACTAGGGTCTTTATATACTTCCTTATGACTATTAATTTTTTGATTAATTATTTTTGCAAAATCTTCTAAAATTGTTTTATCATATGAGCAAATTTCAAATCTACAAGTTGTTCCATCATTTTTAAAACAACCATCGCCATCATAATATCCTAAAATATAAGCTAATTTAAAGTCATCATTTTCAAATTGAGGTAAGTGGATTCCTTTATAAGTTTTATTTGGAACAATATCATATTTAACTAATTTATTTTTATGATTTTCACTACTCCAACTTAATTCTGAAATTTGAAATCCTTGATTAGTTTCATAATCTAAAATTTCTCTTTCAGAGTTTAATTCTTTCTGAATTTTTTCAAGAATTTCTCTATCTACTGAACTTAGTCCTATTTTTATTCTATTTCTATCTGATGCTACAGAACCATCTGCCGCAAGAAAACCAAGTAGCCATGCTTTTTGACAAGTATCTATATTATCAAAATAAGTATGATTAACTTTCTTTCCTCTCTCTTGATTAGTAATTTTATTTTGCTCAGCTCTAGTTCTTATTTTAATTCCATTATCAATAAGAATTTTTTTAATTTTTGCTCCATATGTATTATATTTATTTGCAATAAAACTTAAAGATTTTCCTTCATTATATAATTGAATCATATCTTGGATGTCCATATGTGTAACATTCTCCTTTAAAATAATAGTTTCAAAAGCTACGCGTTGCGTGTGTTATAATTGTTATATTATAACTTCCCTTCGGATTCATCTAAATAGAAGTTCCCGATTTTTCTGCGATGTGAACTTTATAGTTACCTATAAAGAGAGCAGTTTTATTTACTCTTTGGCTCTCCATAGAAGAAGACTGAATAACCCCTAAGGTCTCGACTAACTTGATGAGGCTGTATATTTAATAAATCTATCATGCTATATATTTTCTCCTTATTTATTATCAATTTAAACTAGAAATATAAGGGCTTCCGCCCTTATATTATTTAGAAATTAAATCCGCCCTTCTTTGCAGGAGCTGTTTCAACTGGACCTCCAAAAGCATTTGGAGTAGTATTCTTAGATGCCTGAGAAGCTTGCCACTCTTCTCTTCTCTTCTTAACTTCTGCCAGCATAACTTCTCTATTTTGACAAGCTGTTCTTACCTCATCAGCAGTTAAAATCTTTTCATCTCCAAAATCATAAGGAACCTTTGCAGTGCCTGTAACAACCCACTCCTTAGTTTTCTTTTCATAAGTCTTAACTGAAGCTTCTCCAAATGCAGACTCTTCTGTTCTTTCAATAGTGGCTGTTGTACAATTAATCTTACCCCATACTTTAGTATAAACTGGCTCTGCATTAGTTACATCTAAATTCATAAAATACTTCATACCCTGTTCATTACGAACAATAAATTCAACAGGTAACAAATCATTTCTAAAATTAAATACCGCTCCCTTAATGGTTACATATGGATTAGAGATATTCTTCTCTTCATCTGCCTCAACTGCTGTTACAGAAGTAATTAACATATCTACATTAAATGTATTTCTCTCATTTTCTGGACATAACTCTGTTACTATAGTAACAAATCCGCCCTCATTCATCTTTACAGATACTAAATTATCATCTTGTGTATAAAAATCATTTAATGCAAGAGCTGTATCAATCTTTACTTTTGTTGCAGCATCTTTGCCATCTGTAATCCAAGCCTTGCCCTCTTCTATAATCTTCTTTAAAGCTGTAAATGTAGCGTTCTTTCCGCCATTCTTTGTAGTTTCAGTTACATATGTAAAATGTACTTGAATAACATTAAGTCCCTCTTCATCAACAGCAATATCTATATTACCATTAATAAATTCTTTTCCAAAATTAGCAGACTGCTGATTTTGAACTGTCTTTATCGCTAATTCATGCTGATAAACTCTACCTTCAATATGTTCTTGATTTAATGCTTTCCTCATGCTTTATTATCTCCTTATTATTTTACTATTTCTTTTATTTATCTTATACTAAAATTATATCAAAATTTTTAAATAATGTCAATTTAAATCTTTACTTTTGCCTTTATCAGTAATTGAATAAGCTACTGGGTCTGAACCTATCTTTTCAACAAAACCTTCTGTTACTAACTTTTTCATTGAACCTGACACTGAACGAGAAGATACAAACAATCCTTCTCCAATTTCTTTAGATTTAAATATATTATTATATTTCTCATAATTATTCTGCATAAAAGCAAGAATTTTTATTCCATTTTCAGTTAATTCTACTTTATCTTTTGTTTTATTATTTTTTAATTCATCAAAATATTCTAATGCCATTTTAGTAGTTTCATCTTTACTTATCTCTGTAATATCAAGAGGATTAAGCAATTCTTCTACCATTTTAATAAACGCTTCTTTTTTTGTCATTTATTTTAATCTTCCTTTAATATAATTATTTTATTTATTTATTTATTTTATAATTATATTATATAATAATTTAATTAATAAATCAATTATTATTTATAAACAATAGCTCATTGGCATAAGGAAGAGTTTTTGCATATTCTATAAATTGATGCCATTCTGTAAGTTTATGTCCTTCACGCTGTTTGCATATAGATAAAATATTTTCATAGTTCATTGTTACTGTGCGGGTTTGTAGCCAAGATTCTGGTAGCCAACGAATTAATTCTTTCCAATATCTTTTATCTTTTGTTTTAAGATACCTTTGTCTTAAACTTTCTAAAAAATCAATCATATCAGAAAGAAAAGTATCTCCATCATCAAAACTATAAATATAATTATTTGCATCATATCCACTTAATGTTTCTGTTAATTGATTATCAATTTCATAAATACTATTAATATCATCAGTTTCAAAACAATCAATAGTAATAGGAGTTGAAGCTAGCTTATGCATGGTAGAAGTAGAATTGCGTACAGTTCCAATGAGGTAGGTATCAAATTCTTTCCACCAATATATCGGAGCCGTAATATCAACAGATAAAAAAATTTGACGCAAAAATTTACGATGCTCTGAACCAGCTTTTATTAACCTTTGAGCTAAATCTAAATCATTTGGACCAAGAAAAGCAACTTCATAATAATCATCTATATCATTTCTATATAATAATCCATTCATCATAAACCATTTATCATATTTATTTTCAAGTTCAATTCTTTCATCTTCATGCTCTCCAAAATGTTCGCCATAATATTCAGGCTTTTCTTTTTCTGCCCATACAGCTGCCATATCATAATCAATATCTGAATCTACATCAACTATTCCAAAATAACTATCACTTTTATTCCAACTTTCAAGAGGATTCCTCATTCCTCTAAAAGCCCCTTCAAAATTCATAACTCTACCATTCTTAAATTCCATTCTATTCTCCCCTTTCGTTTTTCTTATTCAATTCTTCTGCAAGATTGGAAACAAAATTTTCTAAATTAGTGTTTTTATTAACTCTATATAATAAAATGTTATTATTTTTACAATACTCATTTTTTAAATTATCTATATATACTAATCTTTCATAGTCTTCTTTGGTCATTTTCCAGTTATTGTCAAATTGAAAATGTTGACGACCATCATATTCAACTAAACAAAAAATATTATTTAGATTATCATAAATTACAAAATCAAAACGAACTTTGTAATTTTTATCAGTCTTTAAATCAGAAAAAGAAAATTGTGTACTATAAAAAATATCATATTTATTAAATAAATATTTTAATTGTGTTTCTCCCCATGAGTTCGTGCAACCACACCCTAAAGATTTTCCAGAAGTTAAATTGCCTCTAAAAACGTCTTTCTCTTCTCCGCATTTGCACTTACAATGCCAATAATTTGATTTATTAGCTTTATATAAAACTGTCCAATTTCCAAACTGACGCCCAGTTAAATTATCTTTGATGCCAGTTTTTCTTTTATTAGAAGCAGCGCAACTTCTACATTTTTGATATAAATTATCGCTTCGTACACTTCTTATACTTTTACATATTTGACATTCGCAGACCCAATATTCTCGTTTCTTAGAAAAATCTCTTTCTATAATTTTATTAGTCCCAAAAATGTCTCCATTCTTTAAATTCATTTTATTTTCCCACCCCATGGTTAGAATTATATCCAAAATTATAGGAATCATAAAGCTCAATATAATATTTTTCTTTTTCATTTAATAAATCTCGCGGGCATTCTTCCAAAAGCTCCCAAGAGAAAGACCATAAACCATATTCTTGCATAGCTTGATATAATTTATTATTTGCGGGAGTGTCGATTCCAAGTCCGCATTTCGCGTGTTCCGCCCATCTAGTTGCAATATCAGACGCTTGACCGATGTAACATTCTCCAGTTTCTATATTTGTAATTTTATAAATACCAGTTATTGTTTTAGTTCCAAGTATATTTGCTGATAATGCTTTTAAAGGTTTTTGGAACCAAGTTTGCCATATTAACATACTAAGCACACGAGGCTTGTTCAAAGTCTTTTTAACCTGCTCCAGCCGTGTTATATCAGTTTTATCTATATCAGAAATTTGTAGACAATAGAAAGCTAAATCATTTTGAATTTCTTTTTCTCTTACTCTTGCTTGAATACTTGCGGCAAGTGTATCTTTAAGTTTTTGAAGTTCTTGATTAGTTTTATTAAATTCTATATTTAAAGTTTCTATTTTTTTCTTATATGCGGTTTCCGCATTTTGATATTGTAATTCTAGATTTTCAAAATATTTATTACTTGCATAATCAGTATTTTGTCTATAAATTTTTAATTGTTCAGAAATTTGATTTTTTTCATTTTCATATAATTCTTCAATTTTTTCTTTTTCTTTTGTAATATCTTCTAATAACTTTGTTTTCTCATAGGAAAGATTTAATATTTCTTGTTGTATTTTTTCTTTTTCTTTTATTTCATTATCTTTATTTACTTTAATATTATGAGCTTTATTCATAACATTATAGCTGATAATAATAAAAATAATACCAATAATAAGAACTACTAAACTTAACATTTCTAAAAAGGTTATTTTAAGCACCTCCATATAAGAAAAATGGATTAAGTTTATCACTTAATCCATTTAAATTGTCATTATTTATTCCTCTGTTTGAGCATCAGGGTTAAATGCGAGTCCCTTTTCGGTCAAACGGATTAGCTTTACTGGCTTATGAGTTCCGTCTGGAAGCTCTACTTCTGCAGGAATACGTTCCATAAGCTCTTTCTTCTGAAATGCTGATGTTACAATTCCATTTACCTGTTTTGTCTCTAATCCTGTTGCTTCAGCAATATCTGCTGCTGTAATATTCTGACCATTAACGCTCTTTACGTAATTAAAAACCTTGAGGCTATTTTCCTTTAATGCCATTATTTTATCTCCTTTAACTTCTTATAAATTATTTTATTTAATATTATTATATCAAAAAATTTTTATTATGTCAATAATTTTTTCTTTATGATATAACTATCTACTTTAATTGCATCCTCTAAAGAGAGAGAGTCCATAATATCTTTAATTTTCTTTCTATTCTCTTGAACATTTTTGCCCAATTGCAATTCTTTTTCTAAGTCCACTAACTTATTAGCTATTATTTTTATATATTTATTTCTTTTATCTTTCATATAAATATTGTATCAAAAATTTTTAAAAAAATCAAAAGATAGATTTAATCGTGCAATCTTTGATGTCTTTATCCTCCCTCATATATTTAAAAAAGCCATGTCTAATAGTATGTTCAGTTTTAGATTTTTCCATACATTGAATTGCACATACCTGATTTAAATATTTATCTGGATTCTCTGACATATCTTGTTTCATTTCATCAGATATACCAGAATGAATTATTCCTATATCTTTAAGTTCTTCATTTTCATCATATGCTCCAATGTGAATACGAGAATTATGCCAATTTAAATAATAAGGTTTTGTTACTGGAATAACAGATTCTTCTCTATAATGAAAATCAATAGGCAAACGAGTTTCTTCTTCATTATCTTTAATCCAATATTGCCATAATTCAATTTCTTTTCCATAATATTCTTTAGTAGGCTCTTCAAATCCTATAATCACTGCGTCAGCAAAATCAACTTTTTTAGCTTTAAGATTACTATCAGGACGTTTTCCAGGCTCATATATTCCGTCTTTCTTTTTAATAACCATGCCTTCTTCACCTGCGGCAAGTGCATTTCCTACTCTCTCATAAAGATTATCATACCAGGCTTCCGCCAACTCTAAAAAATCATATTGGTCTAAATTATGAAGTTTAAATATTTTTTCTAATATTTTATATCTTAATTCATTTCCAACTTTATTGGCTATCAAATCCACTCCTTCATACATTAAAATATCATGGATATAATAATGAATTTTACCCCAGCCACTTTTCTGACGCAAGATTGCTTTATCTGGTAAACATCCCATAATTTCAGTTACATTCTTTGAACTCCCGCCTGGATAGTATATTTCACCTACTAAAATTGTATCTACTGGTAAACAATCAAGAGCTTCTGCGATATGAGGAACATTGGCTATTTTTTCTGCTTGTAAACCTGTCTTTTTACTTGAACTACGAGAAAATAAATATGAATTATTTTGATGTTTTTCAAACTGATACCAATATCCATCTTTCTTTAATTCTCCAAAATAATTTCCACTTTCACAAGCAGATTGGAGTTGACTATCAGTAGATTTATGAATTAGCATAGCTTCATACATTATCGCCTCTGGATATAATTCTTGAATTTTGTTTTTATCAAATGCCATTTTATTCTCCTTTAAGTCTGCGGCAGCTCTATAGCTTAACCGCAGATATTACATTACTTTTAACCATTATATTTCCCATACTAATTCTATTTAATAAAGGAATTTCAGTAGCTTTAATACATATTGAATTAGGTTTTCCTACTAAAAGAATATTATCTTCATCATTTATCATTAAAGCTCCTGCTATATTACCTGTAACGCCACTAGGTTTATAAACCATAACTCCTTTACCGCCTCGTTGTTGAAGAGGAAATTCTTCTAATGAACATTTTTTAGCATAACCTTTTTCAGTAAAGATAGCTAAATAATCTGTATCCTTATGAATAGGTAAACCAATTAATACTTCATCAGTATCATTAAGTTTAATAGACTTAACTCCTGCGGTTACTCGACCAATAGCTGCTATCTCATTGGTTGTAAAATGAATAGACATACCTTCCTTAGTCACAACTATAATTTCTTCATCTGCAATAAAAGTTACATTAGCTAAAGCGTCGCCTTCTTTAATATTGATAGCTGCAATTCCCGTACTTCTTTTTACTTTTGTATATTCATCTAATGAAGTCTTTTTGATAAGACCTCTCTTAGTAAAGAATACTACATATTTAGCACTAGTTTGATGTTGTAGAGAGGTTGCCGCCACTATTTTTTCATCTGGTTCAATATTAATAAGATTTCTTACATTTATTCCTTTTGATGAATTAGTTCCAACAGGCACATTATCTATTAATAATTTATACATTTTACCTTTTGAAGTAAATAATAATAAGTTATCAATAGTATTTGTAGAAATAGAAGTTAAAATAGCCTCATCTTCATTTTTAACCCCCTTGCCGCCTCTTCTTTGAGTCTTAAATGAAGTTTTAGGAATACGCTTTATATCACCAGTTTGGGTAAGAATAACAACTACATCTTCTGGGATAACTTCCGCAATTTCTTTTTCTTCTTTTGGAACTTCAATTTGTGCAAGTTCTGTTCTTCTAGCATCACCATATTTATTTACAAGAGATTGAAGTCTTTCTCTTAAAATACTTTCTTTTCTTGATTGACTTGCAATAATTTCATTTAAATCAGTTATTTTATTTTCCAGTTCATTCTTCTCTTGATTTAATTCAACTTTCTCTAATTTAGCTAAACTACTTAATCTCATAGCTAAAATTGCTTTAGCTTGATTTTCAGTAAAATGATATTTTATCATTAAATATTCTTTAGCCATTGCCGCGCTTTCAGATTTCTTTATTAAAGCTATAATATTATCTATATCTTCAAGAGCCTTAATTAAGCCATTTACTATTTCCAATCTATCTGTAGCTTTTTTTAAATCAAATTCAGCTTCTTTTTGTATGCAATTAATATTATGTTCAATATATATTTTAATACAATCAATTAAATTTAATTCAACTGGTGTTTTATCAATTAAAGCTACTTGATTGTATGAAATTGAAGTTTGAAGATTAGTTTTACTATAAAGTTTCATAGCTATAGAATCAAGATTTACGCCTTTCTCACATTCTATAACAATTCTAATTCCTTTTTTATTACTTTCATCACGAATTTCAGATATACCTTCAATCTCTTTTGCATCACAAACTTTACTTATTTCATCTAATAATCCTTCAATAGTAGTGCCATAAGGAATTTCATAGAATACTATATTCTGCTTTTCAGTTTTATATTTTCCTCTAATTTTTACACTTCCATGCCCAGTTTTCATAATCTCAGGAATATCATTTTTATTTATTATAATTCCGCCAGTTGGAAAATCAGGACCTGCTAAAGTAACCTCTTTTCCATCTATATAATCATATATAGCTTGAGCAACTTCATTTAAATTATGCGGCAACCAATTACAAGCCATTGCTACTCCGATACCTGTATTTGGATTACAAAGAAGATTAGGAAAAGTTGCGGGAAGAGTTACAGGCTCATCAAGGGTTTCATCAAAATTAACTGTAAAATCAACATTTCTCTTTTTAATTCCAGCTAACATTCCATCTTCCGCAAGTTTAGATAATCTTGCCTCTGTATATCGCATTGCGGCAGCCCCATCACCTGATATATTTCCATTACTTCCATGCCAATCTATAAGCGGATAACGCATAACCCAATTCTGAGATAATCTAGTCATTGCGCCATATATACTTGAGTCTCCATGAGGATGATATTTACCCATTACATCTCCAACAATTCTAGCAGCTTTTACATGAGGTTTAGAAAATAATCTTCCTTCTTCAAATGCAGACCATAAAATTCTCTTTGCTACTGGCTTTAATCCAGATTTTGCATCTGGAATAGCTCGGTCCGTGTTGACAGCAACCGCGTATTCAATAAAGTTTGTACCAAGCTCTTGTTTAACATCATTCTTCATTATAAGTAGCCTCCTTACTATGCTCTTTAATATAGGCTTTACGTGCTGTCACACCATTTCCCATTAATTGTTCAAAAAGAATATTTGTTGCATCTACATCTTCTACAGTAATTTGTTTAATAATGCGTTGGTCTGGCTTCGTTAGAGTTTCTTCCGTCTCTTCAACGCTCATCTCACCGAGGCCCTTCATACGATTAACCAAATATTTTTTACCTTGATTAGCTTTTCTAAACTCTTCAAGCGCTTCATCATTTTTAAGATATTTATATTCTTTTCCTATTGTAATTTTATAAAGAGGTGGAACACCTGCATAAACATATCCATCTATAATAAGTTCTGGGCAAAAATTCCATATAAATGTATAGAATAGATTCTTAATATGGGCGCCATCTACGTCTCCATCACTCATGATTATAATTTTCCCATACCGCAAATCTTCTTTATCATATGTAACTTTCATAGTTTTAGGGTCAATATGTAATCCAAAAGCATCAATCATTGTCATAATTTCAGCGTTTTTTTGTATCTGTGCAAGACTAGCTTTTTGGGTATTCAATATTTTACCTCTTACTGGCATTACAGCTTGATATTTATTATCACGAGCCATCTTTAAGTTTCCTGAGGCTGAATCACCTTCCACTATATATATCTCACAACTTAATCTATCTTTCGAATAGCAATCTGCAAGTTTACTATCAAATTTTAAAACTTTCTCTTTCTTTTTCTTTTCTTTATCTCTAACAGCTTCTCTAGCTTTCTTTGCGGCTTCCCTCGCTTTGCGAGCATTAATCGACTTATCCGCAACTTCTTTTATTTCTTTCTCATTAGCCGCAAACCAAACTTGAAGATTTTCTACAAGAGCTTGTATAAATGGTTTTGTATCAATACGAGTTACTCTGCTCTTTACCTGAGCATCATAAGCTACGCTAGGAGCTGTCATATTAAATACTATATACATCCCCTCTTGAATATCATCACCAGTTAAATTTTCATCTTTTTCTTTAAGCCATTTCTTCTCTCTAAAAAATTTATTAAATTCTCTAGTTAAAGCTGTTTTTAATTGAGTTATATGTGGACCAGATTCAGTTAAACCTGTATTTACATATGGAACAATAGTAGAAGAATAATTTGATGTATATGTTAATACCATATCCATTTTATTCTTACCATCGACAAAATTCATACTAAAACGATTTTTAATAATTTCTTTATCTTTTGTTGCTTCATCTACTAAATCATTTAATCCATTTTCTGAATAGAAATCTGTAATTTCTTTATTATAATCAAGATGAATAGTTAGACCTGGGCATAGACATACGATTGTTTTAAACAAAGATTTAATTTTACTAATATCCACCTCTGTATGTGTAAAAAA